ATCTTTGATTGATCCAAATTAATTTGTACTAATGCTTCATCATCAACTGCTGCAATGGCCTCAGTTAAAATTTCATCAATAGCTGCGGATGTATCTGAATACATTGCCGCTTCACGATATCGTGTAATAAGTTCATACTCAGATTTCGCAGTCGCATCTAGATCAACGTATGTGCCAAAATGCCCACCCGCTTGTACTGTTGATGCACCGTCGTCAGAAACAGGAGTAGCGAAACCTTGCAGTTTACGATCTATCTCATCTTCCTCACGACTAATATTAAAACCAAATAATTTAATTGCCATAATTTAATTCACTTTATATGATTAAGCCAAAGTTGTAATAGCGTCTACCAATTGTTGTGCTGGATTATTAGAGAATTCAAAAGTTTGATACTGGAAAGATACCGAGAATGTCGATAACTGATCGTTGCTACCAAAGTCTAAACCAACTGCTCCCAACTCAACTGGGAAGGCGCCTATTAATTTATATTGTTTCAGAACTGAACCATTACGATCCAATTGAGAAATAAACATATCTGTTTGATACTGAGCAGGCTGTAATGCACCTGTTTTATTTCCGAGATTTTCCATTCCGTTCATCCATTGTTCTATTGCGGATCTAATAGTAAATCCGGAATCATTTAGAACTGTACATTGGAACGGTGCAAATTCTCTGTCGCCAGCCATCTTAATTAGACGTCCTCTGTAATATACTGGAGCAACACCAATTGTTTGTCCTGGTAATTCAGCCACACTAATTAAAAATGGGGACTTTGTCACAGCCGCCGCTCGACCTGTGACATAGTTTGGAAATGTCAACTGAACCGCAAACTGATTGGGACGAGCCCCACCGTTTGTTAGTTCGGATTTAAATCTCTCTACATTAAATGGTATTGCCATTTCTTATACTCCTAATTAGGCGCCGACTTCTTCAAACGACACGCCACTTCTTGTAGCTACAAAATTCAACTGAATAAAGTTGATTGCTCTTGCAGGCTTGATGAATATGTCTGCAACAAATTCATTACGGTCTACAACCGATCCTGGATTATTTGTGTCATCACATATTACTCTAAAGTCTGTAATACCACGACGACCTTGCACATCTCTTAAGAATGGTTCAACAAGATTTCTAAATTGAGCTCTTGTAAACGGATCATTAAATTCAAATAATTGGAATTTAGATGCTGTAGAAATTGCTTTTTCTAATACGATAAACAATCTACGAACATTGATACGATCAAATGCACTTGGTCTTGCTAATAGAGTTTTATCTCCAAATAACAATGTTCCTTGTCCAGGGAATGTTACTACTGGGTTAATACCTTTCTTGTACAGATCATCTCTGTCTGTCTTAGTAGGTGAGAAAGCCAATTTAACAACATTCTTAATAACGCCTCTGTTATAGCCTGCAGGAGAGAACCAAGGATCAGCAATGTAATCTGTTCTTGCAGCTAAGCCTGCGACGTCACCATTTAATGGAACATATCGATATTTATCATTGTAACGATCGTACTGATATTTCCAACCTGAATCCAATACCGCAAATGAGGAACTTGTTAAGGTATCTCTGTATGCTGCAATTTTGCTTGCTTGGTTCGTAGTATTAACTACATCTACATATGGAGGAGATACAAATACTACACAATCTCTTCTTGCTTCAGCAATACCAATAACAGTATTAACTACACCAACATTTGTCGTTGGTCCCATTGGAATTAAGCTTACATCAAACAATTCGTCATTACTAAACAATTCATATCCGGCTTGGACATTTCCTGCAGAAACAGATGAGCCTGTTACACCGCCGGTTAATGTAGTTGTAATATTTGCAGTTAATGTTGCAAATGTTTTAGCCGAACCTGTTGTTCCCCAATTTGTTCCTGCTATTGGGTGATCCAACCAACTAATATATCTAGATTGATTGTTAATCACATCTTTGTAATAGTTTGTAGAATTGTCAGAATTTTTAGCGTCTGATGCTTTAGAAATATATGAGAATTTTTCAAGTACTGTACCAGCAGTACCTGTCCAATTTCCAGTTGCATCTAGAACAATTACGTGTAATTCATCTGCAGAACCATTTCTAGCAGAAACCCAAGCCGATGTGCCTGGAGCAGAATTGAATTGGTTGGCATATTGCCAGCCTGCGAATGTATTGGAATCAGCAACCGATACTTTTAATGAATTTCCCAATGTTCCTGGATATTTAGCAATAAATTCGCCATATCCAAATCCGCCTGTGCTATATTCGCTATCATATACATCAGAGTTTTCAATTAATAATGCGTCAAAAGATACAGTTGCGTTACCCGTTGCGGTAATATTTTGCGAATCTACAATAGTAACTGTTGGTACCGATGTATATCCGGCGCCTGCATTTGTTATAGTAATACTAGAAAGCGTACGTCCGACAGATGCTACAGCTGCCGCATTACTACTAATAAAATTAGAGTCTCCTAATACTGGAGTAATAATTACATTAGGTCTTGTTACGTATCCAGAACCACCGTTTGTTACGATAATTGAATCAATTAGTGCTTCTATTCTAGCAGTTGCGTTAGCAGTTGCACCACCTAAAAGATTATTTTTATTAATAACAACATTAGGAGTAAACGTATAACCACCAGCACCAGGATTAATGATGTTGATACTGTTAATAATACCGTATCCTAAATTGGCTGTTAAAACAGCACTAGTACCAGTGTTACCATCTAAACGAGTTAAAACAATATTAGGTGCGGCCAAATAGCCGTTACCATTATTTGTAATTGTATAACCTGTAATAATATTACCTGTAATAATAGGATATGCTGTTGCTTGTCTACCACCAGGAACTAATACACCACCAGAAATTGAAATATTACATGCTGTGTTTGCAGGTCCAAAGTTTGAACCTGGATTTGATATTTGAATATCTTTTAAACTAAAGTGTATTACTAAATTTGCGCTGGCGCTTGTTGAATCTTGATTTTGAATAACTACATTAGATAAACTATTATAGTTATTTCCTACGTCTTGAACATTTATAGCTCCAATTCCACCCGATCCCAAAACAGCAGTTGCAGTTGCTCCAGAACCACTACCACCCTCGAAAGTAACTGTTGGTACGGCAGAATATCCAAAACCAGAAGTCGATAAATTAATTTCACTAATTCTACCAGTTGTTGATAATACTGCATTGCCTAATGCTCTTGTACCATTAGTAGGTGCTGCAAATGTAACTGTCACGTCTGCAGCTGATATAAATGTATTTGGTGTATTGGTAATTGTTACGCCAGAAACTCTACCAGAAGGTGTAGAAACTGCGTTTCTTGCAACAGATTTATCTGCTACTCTGACTAATTTTAAATTATTTCCATATGATAAAAAGTTTGCCGCTGTGAAAAAATAACCTGCAGTATCATCATTTGGATTACCAAATTGTTCTACAAGATTTCTTTCCGTGTCTACGGTTGTAACTTTTTCGACCGGTCCCCATTGAAAGGCTCCCGAAAATGCTCCAGCAGAAGTTGCTACCGCGGGAACAACCGTACTTTTATCTTCCTCGGTAACTAAAACGCCAGGTGAAAGCTGAAATGCCATCTTCTTCTCCTTGATAATTTTATAGATAGCTCTATAATATGATTTTCTATTTATTTATAAGTATGTTCATTTAGACATTTTCAAGGAATTTTCTTTGCATTTCGTGAATCTCATCTGGAGATTTGGATGATGCTGTAAACCATATTTCGTCAGTTGTTATTACTGGAGCTTCGTGTTCTGGAACTCCCCTATCAACAATACCAAACGGAGTCAGATTTTCTTCAATCTGTTTAAATTGTTCTTCGTACAGGGCTTTTCTTAAATTGCTATCAGTTAGGTCTTTAAAAAATGATTCGTTAGTTGCCCATGCAAACAGTACCAGAGTCATAACCAAATCGTCATGATACCCCTCGTCTGCTTTGTGTGTTCCCCGAACTTCAATAAACGTAGAAATTTCGTTTATAATATCTGGATCATGAATTAGTAATTTTGTGCCCTCAACTAAACTCTTGAACGATGTACATCCCAATCGTTTAACTTGTTTAGTTGTTCTTACACCAAGGGTTGCCCCATTTGAAAATCCGCCAGACAGATACTGTCCCGATTTACTGTTATTTCCGACAAAGAATACATTTTCATATTCTAAGTCCATGTATAATGTATCAGCCACTTGTTGACCGTTATCATTAATCTCAACTAAGCAATATGCTTTGTTGTAATCTTTTGCTACTTTATATATTATATTTGGAAAAAGCAAAGGACTTATCTTGTTGTTTCTATACTTGGCAACTACGGAATACGGGTATGCTGTGATATCCAATACTGTAAATGCTGAGTAATCTCCCCCTACTCCTCTGGATGTATCAGCTACAAGCATATACACCTTGTCCTCTTCTGGTTCCACAAATACATCTAAACCATCTTTACTATAGATATAGGGCTTAACCGACATTCTACCAATTGTGTCTGGATTGACTAGGGTATTAGAAGATCCAAGGAATCTACATAAAACTTCTTGGTTGAACTTGAGTTCGCCCAGCATAGCTTTTTGTTCTGCGGCCCATTTATCATCTCTACCAGGTATTTTGCTATATGGAATAAACAATGGAACAAAGCCATTCAATTCTTGTTCAGCCTCATTCCAGAATTTCCAGAAGTGATTGTAACCAAGCGGTGTAGATGTTAATAAAATCTTTGTGGTATTACCAGCAGAAATTGTTGGATAAACAGATGTGAAGAAATCTTCTGCAACATTATTAGGAATAATTGCTGCCTCGTCAATGTACAACCAGTTTACAGATTTACCTCGAATACCGGATGAGCTTGTTGCTGCTGTGAATACTTTAGAACCATTCTCAAGTTCAATGTCACCTTTGTTAAATGTCTTTACACCTTGTTGCATCCATATTGGAAGCATCTCATACATTAGTTCGTATCTAGAAAGTACTTCTCGAGCAGCTGAAGATTTATTTGCTAGGATGGCGACTGTCTTATTTTCTTGAAATAACGTATACCAAAGAATACAGGCGGCGGCAGTAATTGTCTTGCCTTGTTGTCGACCTTCCATCAGTATAACTTTACGATTATTAAGTATAATGTTTACTTTTTCTTTTTGACAATCGTATAATTTAAAAGGGATTAGACCTTTATCCAATGAAACAATTTTACAATAGTTCTCAATAAAGTAAATTGGATCTTGACTGCATTTTATAATTTCTTTAACCTGTTCCGAAGAATATGATATGACCGTACCAATCTGTTTTAGATTGGGGTTACCATTGTAGGATAATTTTTTATTGGTCGATGATGTTGTCATCTTTTTTACCTAACAATTTCATTAGTTCGCTAGTAGAACCAGCAAATACTACATTATTTTGAGTACCAATTTGAACTGGATCGTCAGCTTGCAATTCTTTAACTTGTTTCTGTAATCCTAATAAATCTTTTGAGACATCAGATAAGGTTTTAATAAATTGCCCTGTTACCTCATAACTTCTAGGATGCTCAGAATTTTTAGATAAACTAATTAATTCTTCCAAAGTATCCTCACCTTTTAGCAACAATTTTCTCATTGTTTGTCTGGCCAATTGGTAATCATCTTCCTGATCCATTGCTTTTGTTGCATTTAAATTTTCAGGAATTGAGGGTAAATTTGTATTTTCAGTTTCATCCATTGGATTTATATTAAAAATATCATTCAAATTTTCTATATTTTTCATATTTAAAAGTCTTCAAAGTTTTCAATATATCCAAACGAATCAGTTACATTTGCAGTTACCGGATCAGGTTGTACTGTTATTATTTGTTGCTGAGATGTAAGTTCCGCATCATTAAAAATATTAGATGTTGTCTTTTTAATGATACCTTGTTTATTAACAGGACCATAAAAATTAAGTTTCATCACAAAACTTAATGTCCATATAATAGATCTTCTTGTAGTTAAGTCGCCCTCATAATCATCTTCGAATCCTATAGAATTCAAAATTATAGGCAAATCGTTTTTAATGTTAAGTTGCGGTACAGCTTTAATAGTTAAATTATAATC